ACGACCAACTCGTCGTAGTACATGCGACCCTTGACGATCGTGCTGTCGGTCTGTTCTTCGCGGTAGGTGTACTGAGCGACGTCAGCACCTTCCATGGCCTGCCAGATAGGCGTACGGAATGCGCAAGCCTCGGAGGGGTCTGCCATGTTGGTAGCGACCCGGCATACGGTGGCGTAGTCGTCGCCCCAAATGTCAGTCATGCTTGCGTCCTGGCCTTTCTTGGCGCTGTTGTAGACGGACCCGGCGAAGATGATATTGGGTAGATTCCAATAAGTCCGCAAGACTTCGGCGACCTGGTCAAGCGTCGGGTATGCGATACCGGAGAGCATGGCTTTGATCGCCGTGTTGGTCTTGAGGTTTTTCGCCTGCAATCGCGGAATGACGACGGCGTTGGGAAGTCCGCCGTTTCCAATGACCTTGTCAATGGCCGCTTCGACTTGTCCGAGCACGTCACTTCCAGCGGCGTCCCAGGGAGACCCACTATTGTCGGTGAATAGATCCGAACCGGTGAACGTGGTCGTGTTGAAGACCATGTTTTTGATTGCAACTTCAAGGTCGGTCATGATGCGAATGCGGTTACGCTGGCCTGCGACAACCTGCGCGTTGAACTCGCTTTCGTACATTTTGACGTCTTCGTCGGGTAGCGGGGTTTCGTGACCGTGCTTCAGGCATTGAAACGCAACGCCTTCGGCTTCGATGTCGTCACGGTTGTAGGCCGTGCCGGATGCCATCGAGGTAGCGCCGTCTCCGGTCCCTGCCTGACTTTCGCGGGTGATGACCGGAAGGGTTCCCTTGTCTTTCTGCGACATGAAAGGAACGGCGATTTCAAGGCCCTTGTTTGCGGTGAGTTCCGAGGACTGGAACTCTTGAACGGCGGCGGCTACGAAAGGTGCCGGGCGCGTCCCTGTATAAGTGATAGCCATGATGGTTCTCCTTTTTGGCTAATGATTAGGAAATGTCGTCGTTTGTGCCGACGTCGTGGATGACCGGGATAACGTCGCCGTCTGCGGTCGCCGCTTCGCCTGCAATGCCGACGGAAGTCAAAGACGTTGCGGTCCCCGTACCCTTGCCGGATGCGGCTGTAAAGACGCGAGCGCCCTTGCTGATGGCTCCGCCTACGAGCACGTCGGACTGCGCCACGCAGTTGATGACGCGAACGGGAATGATGTCCCCCGCGTCGCCACCCTCTTGGGCAACGCCGACGAGCTTGTTGTCTTCGGACGCAACGCCCGTAGTGTTGATGCCCAAGCCGGACGACAGCATGATGAGCGAGTATTTGACCACCGTCGCGTTCAAGGTGACGGAGATTGTGGGTCCGTTGTTGTTAGCCATTGTTCGGGGCTCCTTATTTGTTGAGTTCGTCAATCAATTCGGGGTGACTCTTGGAGAGCTTGACGACGGATTCGTTGAAAGAGAGCCCGCCTTCTTTGTACTCTTCAAGTTTGGCTTCTGCCTCTTCTTTTTTGGTCTTGGCTTTGCCTTTGTTCAGCTTGGCCTCGACGTGACCGACTGGATTGGTACCTTCGGCTTCAAAGCCTTCTGGCTTGGTCTCGGCTTCTTCTTCGTCTTTGTCAGACTCCGCAATTTCGGCTTCAAGCTCTGCGACCTTTGCCGACAGTTGATCGTTTTCGGTTTGCAGTTTGTCGCAATAGGCCGCTTTGGCCTGCTCGACGGTGAGACCCTTTTCAAAGGAGTCGACGGCGAATTCGAGGTCTTTAGGGAATGCACCCTTGAGGCTCGAGAGCTGCGCGACCGTTTGTTCATGGGTTGCTGTCTTTTTTTCCTGTTCTTCCATTTGCTTTGGCTCCTGTGTGTTTGTCGCGGGCGTCTCGTGTTCGCTCGCTTGGTTTCTGTGAAATTCGTAACGCTCTTTGAACGCCGAGAAGATTTCTTCGACGTCGTCCTCTTGGAGCATTGTCCATATTTCGGGGTTCTCGTCAAGGAATTGAGTCACGACGGCGGCGGGTTGGTCCGCCGAAAACAATCCGGCGGGGTTTGCGGCCGGTTCGTCGACCACGTCGTCGCCCCGAAGACGCTTCTGTTCGACGTATTCCTTTGATTCGACCTTTTGATATTCGCGGTTGTAGCTTCCGTCGCGGTTGTAGCGGTAAACCTTGCCGCCTTTGTCGTCGCGTTTGTAGACGTTGCCACGATCAAAGACGATTGACGTGCCGAATGCCTCTGGATCTTCTTCGGCCATGCTCATGACGTACTCCCATAGGTCTCCTTGCGGGGCTTTCTTGGATGATTCGGAGAGATGCAGGTCGCCACGTGCGACGGGAAACTTACCGGAAGTGTCCTTCCAGGCGTTCTTGACCTGTCCGAGGTACGTCCCGACGGCGCTTGAACTCATGTTCGGATGCCCGAAGCGCGACTTGATGCCGCTTTTTTGCTTGTTGACGTTTTTGACGGTCTCGTCAACGAATTCTTCGTCAAGGTGTACGCCGTGACCGCGAGCCTCGCCCATCGTTACGATAGCAAGGCCGTGAATGATTCCGTTTTCCCTGTCTACCTCTCCGACGACGCCTTTGGCGGGTGCGGCTCTCAATGCCATTGTTTTGGGTGCGTCTTTCATTGTTCGCCCTCGCTTTCTTTTGGTTCGTTGGCTTCGTCGTCGGGCATTTTGGTTTCTTCTGAGTTTGCCGCGCCGACCGCGTTTTCGGTTTTGCCGACTTGGTATCCGGCGAAGTATTTCCAGTCAACCTTGACTCCGGTTTGTTCTTCGATGTCGTTGGATAGCTTGATGGCTTCTTCGATATCCTCCCGGCGGCGCTCGTTCTCTTCGCTTCGATCCTTGCCTTGGTGCTTTAGAGCGTCCGAGAAAGTGACGAGGCCACGATCAACGCGGATTCCCCAGCTTTCGGCCTCTTCTTTGGCGTCGACCCATGGAGGTGCTGGAGGAAACCATTCATGGTCGAATATGGTTGGGCTGTAATCAATCTCGCCGTCTTCTATGGCAAGGCGAAGAATCCACTCGTAAACGGGACGGTGAAATTGCCGAACCTGCGACATTTGCCAATCATGAATCGTCAAGCCCGCTTGCGTCAACGCGGCGCGACCGGACGAAAAGTTGGTTTTGCTCCAGTCGAGCATGAGAACTTCAAGCGGGAGTCCGTAGCGCATTGCAAAGAGTTGCATAAATGCCCGCAGCGACGCGGGAAAATCTTTTCCCGGCAGGTTGCGGTTAACGCCTTCGACTTTGTCGCCTTCCGATCCGTGCATGATTAAGCCGGTTCCGATGTCCTGAATTCGGTCGGTGATCTCCGGTGACTCGTAGTCCTCGCGCTCGTCGCTGTCGTCGTAGGCGTCTTCGTCAGAGCCATCCTTGTTGATGATGAAAGCGAGGCGTGCGAGAAGTTGCCAACAAAGGGCTTCGCTGTCGAGTATGTCGTCAAGCCGCCAGATACAAGACATAACCTGGATGAACGGCGGCAACGGTCGGGTTCTGCTGAATCTTTGGATGTCGCCGTGAACGTAAATAAAGTTTTTGCGGTCCATTCGCTCGGCGTTTCCGCTTGGATACCCGTATTGAGTCGGGGGATTGTGCCAATACGCCAAAACTTTGCCGCCGAGGGTCATTTCAATGCCCTGTTCAACCTTTCTATCGGTTCCTATGGACCGCATTTGGGCGCCGGTGGGGCTGTTGATCCATTCGCTTTCGATGGCTTGCAGTTGCCGAGTCGGCTTGATCTTGAGAAATCCGACGTCTCCGACGCCTATCATTTCTTTGCAGACGCCTTTTTGCACGTCCGACCATGTGAACAACTCGCGATATTCGGGATTCTGTGTGAATCTTGGCCAGATTACTTTCTCGATGTATTCGTCGGTCGCCTTGTCTCCGGTCCTGGCTTGCAATGCGAAGCCGTCGGCCCCGACCAAATTGGTAGCCATGCGGTCGGATATGGATGACAGAATGATATTTTCGTCCATGACTTCGCGGTAAAGATTGACCAATGTCTGACGGTCGTATCGGCTCGCGCTGTCGCCCGTCTCGCGGTAGGTTCCAAGCCCTTGCTCGCTTGCGAGGTCGGCAACCCTATGACCGAGCATGTCGTACTTATGCGTTGCTTGAGCGACTGGGTAAATTTTCTTTTTCGGTTTGGACGCCTTGGTTGGCTTCGGCTTGGGAGTATTGGATTTGCCGCCTACGTTGATTCCGAATATTTTCATCGGCGCGGCACCCCTCGCGTAAACGTTCTGGTAGTTCCCGCCGCACGCTTGATATGCTTTTCGCGCTTGATTTCGTCGTCGATGGATTCGTATTCGACTTCGCGGTCTTTGTTCTTGACTTTCTTTTCTTTTCCCGATCTGACTTCCATAAAAGAGCCCTCCGTTTATGACAGTATGAGGAACTCCGCTATCTTTTTCAATAGCAAAGCCCACCTAATTTAGTTAATATTAACCG